ATGGCACAAAGTCTAGACCTTTTCGGGCCTCATGTCAAGGGCAAGCCTGATTTGTTATCGCCTACGGGGCGGTAACAGATAGCCATGGCACTTCGTAAGTATGCGTCTCTTGAACAAGCTCAGGTGCTTGCTCTAAAGGGAACACAAGAACGCTCCCGTACCGCTTCACTTGACAAGATCGCGGATTTTGATGATTACCGCACTGAGGACGGTTATCTCTATGCGCGTATCCGAGCTATCTCAAGTCGCGTCAACAAGAACCACGACGGCTGGCCATCTGTCGAGCTAGCCGGTGGTAAGGATAGTTTCGACAAGTATGCTGGTCAGCATACCTCGGGCTTCACCGTACAGGCATCTTCAGAAGATGACGCGAACTATGGTTTCTCCACCTTCCTAGGAAAGCCTGTCTTTGTTGACCACAACAATTCGAATCCCGAGAGAGCGCGCGGGGTCATCGTCGATGCAAAACTACACGTTGAGGATTCCCATTTATCCTCACATGATCCGTATTACTCATCGTCAAGTGTCGATCCTGAACACTTACCGCCGACCTGGGTGGAACTCCTGCTCGAAATTGACGCGAAGAGTTTCCCGAAATTGGCTAAGGCAATTGTCAACGGAGCCAACGACCCCCACCGTGGTATCGATGGATTCTCGATGGGATGCGATGTAGAGAAAAGCGTCTGCAACATCTGTAAGAACGCTGCTACTGCTCCTGATGAGTACTGTAAGCACGTCAAGCTGAAGGGCGCTGAGTTTGACCATTTCGATAACAACGGTCGGAAGACTTCTAAGAAGTCATACGAGAATTGCTATGGCATTAAATTCTTTGAGATTTCAGCCGTGTTCGATCCGGCTGATGAGACTGCGCTCATCCGAGAGGTCAAGGCTAGCGTACACAAAGAAGCCAGCGCTATGGACGATGACCCGGAAAATCCTCCCCGCAGGAATCCGAACGTTGCACAGGGCTCTTGCCCTAGTTGTGGCTATGAACGTATGTGGCGAGGGCCAGGCGGTAGTAGGCAATGCCCACGTTGTGAATACACCGATGGAGGACGGACAGGAAACATGATCAAAGAGGCACCTGGTAATAAGCATCTTCCCGGTGCTTCGCCCAAGGAAAACAGGCAATACGAGCACATCAAGCAGCAGTACCTAGACGACGGTAAGTCTGAGGAAGAGGCCAAGGAATTGGCTGCCCGCACAGTCAACAAACAGAAGGGAAGTGCAGTTCACCTAGCAGAGAATCCGCCTCCACAGGCGGACATGCTAACGGTGCCAGAATATGTTGATACTTTACGTAAAGAAGAGGTTTGTCCTGTTTGTGGTTCCTCGATGGAAGAAGAACATCAGTGCGACGTATGCGGATACGTGGCCCCACCGGACGGACTAGACAATCCAGACTTAGATGCTGCACATCAACATGATGTTATGCAACAAGACGTTCAAGAATCTGTACCAGGCGACCCTCAAGCAAACCAGCCTATCGATACAGACACCCATCCATCAGTTCCAGACGCCTCACAGCCTACAAACCAGGCTGTTTCCGCTTCTGTAACAGATGACATGGCATGGCAAATTTACCATCCTAGATTGGCAGGCAAGATCAATCCTGTTGAGCGTCCGGTGAAGACAGGTAACCCACCGGCAACTAATGAACCACGGGAAACTATTGTTTCCGACCAAGATCGACCAGTCACACAACGCACCGCAGCGGAAATGATTGCGGCAACCAAGGAGACACAAATGGCACAGAGGACTGCCGCTGATGCGCCTACTAGCGACACTAAGGCTGATAAGCGCGTGGACGTTACGGGCGTTGGCGGCGTAGATCATGCAACAAACGAAGAGGCTTCCAAGCCTCGCGGCCCTCACTCATGGGAGTCAGAGGGTACTACAACCGACGTAGAAGGTAAGGGCGGTGTGCTTCAGGATAGTAACCAAGAGGCATCCGAGCCGAGCCAAGGTACAGAAAGTCTAGGAACCGCTGGTAGGGACAGCGATGACTCAGGCTTCAATAAGGATAAGAACATGCCTCAGCAGCACACTGACACCTGGCATGGTACTGACGGGCAGCGCTCGCCAATTAGCGACAAGGTATTTTCACACGAACATGATGCCGCAAAGCAAGGCGTAAAGCCGCATGGCGGACCAGATACTCAGCCACAACGGCGTGTGAACGTAGAGGACAACGACTATAATCCGCCTCTACAGAACGTAGGCGACCAGTGGACTGGCACTCAGGGTAACGGCGTTACTAAGCAGCAGCCACCAGTCACACCTAAGGTCGGCCCAGGTAACGACGTAAAGAAGTCGTTCGTAGAGATTCTGAAGATTGCGGAGACTGAGGTAGAACTCGGCATCACCGCTGCGGATGACAAGTACGACCGTATCGCAGAGCTAGAGAACTCTTCTGTTGAAGAAATTCAGACCACGGCCAAGGTACTTAGCCGGGTAAAGACTGCGGGACTAAGGAAGAACGCTTCAGTCAAGCGTGACGGCGTAGGCCGCGTGCCTTCAATGCGCCAGGCTCACACCGCCTCTAACAACGGTGGAACACCTGACGAGTCACTTTTCTGGTAACAACCCAGAATAATCATCGGTTTTCATGAGAGGCACTATCTTTTTGGTAGTGCCTCTCTTTTTAGTTAGTGACGGGAAGCCAGTAGGCATCCCTGATTGACAACAATAGGAAACTGATGCTCCGAATTCGCAATTTGAAGAATAAGTATCAGAAGCGTCTTATTCGACCTCTGTACGCGCAGACTCAGGCTACGCCTTACGCGGCAGTTCTCGATGGATCGTTTCGTGATGCTGAGGGCACCTACCAATTCCCAGCAGCAGCATTCAAGTACAAGGGCGGACTCGTCCCTGGTACTTGTATGGTAAACCGTGGGGAGAAGGTGACCGTGGCAACAGGTGCAGCGTCTACAGGAACGCCTGCCGGTGTGCCACAGATTTTCGGTCTTCTAGCTAACTTCGTAGGTGGAGAGCTAGACGACCTCGGAGATGAGAACTACGTAGGTGTTTGGCGCGGTCCAGACTCAGTGTACGAAATCCTAGCACCTGGCTTTGACGACACCGGTCTTTCGGCCGCGTGGGACGCGTCAGATCAGGGTGTGCCGGTTCCTCTGTTCGCTGGTCCGGATGGACGCCTTGCTTACTTAACTCCTGGTGGGGATGGTACCGGTGGTACCGCTGGTCCTCGTCAGGTTGTAGCTTATCTCATCGAGCGACCATCAGCTAGCCGCATTATTGTGGACCTCAAGGTATAAGGAAATAACTGATAATGTCTGATTTTGAATATCGCGGACGCCAAGCAGTTGCTTCCTCAGACTACGAGGAAAAGCTGAAGGACGTTCCCAAGCTAACCAAGCAGGCTAAGAAGAAGGCCCTTGAGGGCATTCTAGCCGACAAGCAGAACGCTATGCGTCGTATCGGACAGGGTATGATCGGCCCTATCCAGATTCGTCTTCGTTATGAAGGAATCGTGCGTAACGTTCTTATTGAGGATACGCTAGAGCGCGGACCCCTCATGCCTTACGACATTCTGGACGACATGGGTCGCGCTTATGTGATGAACTCTACAGATTCAGAAGTCAAGATCACGCCGTTCGAAGGCAAGCAGGCATTCCCACAGCTATTCCGCATCGCTTCGTTCCCACGAATCCGTAAGGAAGACCTGTACTACCTGCGAGTCAACGCTGTTGAATACGCCCAGGACGAAACTCGTCAGGCTATTCAGAAGCAGGAGGATGCTCGACTTATCATCCTGCTAGAGAACGCTATTACTGACCTCGGTGCCGTTCGTGGTAACGTCGCTGGTTACTCCAACACCGTAGGTGCTGGACAGACTGGTGGTGTCGCTACTGGTATCGCAGCCGGTCCTACCGGTGCAGTAAATGAGCAGACAGTGGTTGTTGGAGCCGGTAACTCGCTAGAGCCAGCCGACTTCTACAACGCGGTTACCCAGATCGAGATTAACCAGTTGGAGGCTAATCGAGTGCTGGCACACCCTGCCGACATTCGTGACCTCTACACTTGGGATATTAACGTCACAGGTTTCCGTTTCAAGGATGAAGTATTCGCTGGCGGAAAGATCACCACGTTCGGTGAGTTCCAGATTCAGCGCTCAGTTATCGTCCCGCAGGGCGAGCTATTCCTATCTGCCGATCCTGAGTTCGTCGGCGTCATGCCTGTCATGTACAGCCTTGACGTGGAAGAGAACCATCAGGTA